ATCCATGGAGACAAGCATGATACCAACGCCGCAAGCTCCTGGCGCAACTGGCGTATCTCTATGATTGCGGTGTCATTCATCTTGCGGTCTTTCGTGCTACTTTTATCAGAGCATCAAATCAATTGGGCGTGAGACTTGGCTGGCTTTTTAGTGCTTGGAGCAACGGAATTTCCCAGGATATCCGCCCGCCTATATCGCGTTATGCCTTTACTTTCATCATCGCGGTTAGCTGACCCTTCAGCTTCGCCTCAATCGCGGCTTTGATCTTTTCTTGGATGCGCGGCGTATCTGCAAGACACTCCTGCACCACACGATCAACCGACTCGGCCCAGTGCTTTTTGACAGCGGCCTTGATAAAGTTGTCTGCGCTCCAAGAGTTCGACTCGTCGGCAATCGCTACCCGAATCTTTCGCTCAATCGCGGCTTTGATTTCAGCCTCGGTAATTTCAATATCTAGCTTCATCGGTGTTCCTTCTACGTTTCCGGCATAACAGGCTGCTGGACGGCGAGCTACGCCGCGTCAGCGCCAGCGTTAAATGGCTCCAGTTGTATGGTCGTTTCCATCACGTTGGCAAACCCAAGCTCAAGGTGGTTTCCAAGCGCCGACATGAGGCTCCAAAGTTGCCATTCGCTCCAGCCGTCTGCGTCTTCCTTTGGCGGTGCATACGGCATGGTTCGACCCTGCGAAGACCAGAATAGAACATGGTCGCGTTCCAGCGCAGCTCGGCCAGCCTCTGTTAGCTTCACTCGCACCTTGTTGTTTAGGTTGTACTCTGTCATTTCTTTACTCCAGTCTGTTGCAAGCCGTTTAACACGGCATTCGTGGCGGACGTGCCGCCGCACAATTCGGCGTTAGTTGACTCAGGGCGAACGGTCAGCGTGTAGCCGTAGCTCGAACCGTAGTCGCACGTTTCACAGCCGCAATTGGCGAATCGGTCGTCGTCGTTGATGTTCATGGTTCCGAAGAAGTCAGCAAGTTGCATCAGTACATCGAGCGTCGGCGACGGGGCTTCGTACATGCAGCTAATCGTCACCCTCACCAATTCGGGCGTGTTCGTTTCAACCTTGATGCAGCCCTCCGACTCCCACCCCATACAGCAGTGCTTGGCGTGTTCGGCGTCGAATACTGCCTGCACCTTGTCGTTTATTTCTTGCGTCGTGTGTTCTTTCATTTCTTTCTCCGTAGTTGTGGAGTCACCTAACCCGTCAATCAACCCGGACAGCTTCGCTGCCGGTTATTTCTGCGGTCGGCACAGCAGCGGCGTTCTACCGCACCACCAAGTCCTTGCGTTCGCCACGCCATTCACAATCCAAGCAACCAGCAGGTGAATCCGAGTCTTGCGTTTTCATGCTGTGGCAGTAGTGGTCGCCAGTGTTGACCATGAATGTTTGGTGGTGTTGCGTTGTCACTCGGTCGCTTCCGCACTCGGGGCAGGTTAGGGTTTCGTCCATCGTCTTTCTCCGGTTAAAGGTTCGGTAGAACAGGCTGCTCGACCCGACTAGCGCGGGTCAGCAGCGGCGTTATGCCTCAGTCATCTTCAGCGGTTTCAATTTCGCCGCCAGCGTGGACAGCCATCAGCTTTTGGCCGCAGCATCCGTAAGTGGCAATCCACAGCGGCGTCCTCACGCCCGCCACATACTCGCCACCTTTGTACCCGGTGAACTCTTGCCCCATCGTCGCTTTGCAATCCGCAAGCAAGTCGGACGCAGGGCGCTCGCCTTCTTGACGCTCAAAGTACAGGTCAGAGTAGTAACCACGGTAGCTGTCAGGGTTGCGTAGGTTCGCCACTTGTGCGTGCATCGGCATCTCCTCCAGCGCAGTTATCAGCTTGCCTAACGTCAATTGGGTTTCAGACCGCTCGCGCTGCCACTGTGCGCGCATACCATCGACCAGTGCTTGTAAATTCATCGTCTTCTCCTTTTGCCATTCCCGGCATAACATTTCACTCATGGCGGACGTGCTGCGCCCGCCGCATACCTCAAGCGGTCGGCACAGCAGCGGCGTTATCCTTCACTTGCGCTCGGGGCGCGTAGCGTCTTTGAGGTTGTCAACAAGATCGCCAACAGCGTCAGCGGTGTAGGGCTGCTCCTTGTCGGTCAGCGAGCCGCCAAGCGTCACGACATCAGCAACCACCGCCACCGGGACAGTGACCACAGCAGCAGCGGCTTTCGCCAAAGATTCAAGCATTCCAAACATGGTATTTCTCCGTTAAAAAGGTGATAGATAACTCAACGCTCGGCACGGATGGCTTCGCCACCGGGCAGCTTCGCGTCAAACCCCAGCTCACGCTGGAAGTGCGAAAGCGCCAAAACCAAGTCGCGGGCCTGTGAATAGTCCATGCAGACAAAATAGTCTTGCCGTGCGCTGCTGTTGCTTGGGAAAATGGCCACCGTGCGGCTGGGCTGGTTAGCGGATAGTCAGCCGATCACGCCGCACAATCCGCGCACCCGCCACCGCTTCACCGGCAAGAATCGCATTCTTGATTTTCGTCTTGCTTGGCGCTGGCGGCTTCGGATCGGCGCACAGCGCTGCTGGAAACTCGACGCCTTCGTCAATCTCCACCGATTCATCCAGATCACGATAGAGCGTTGCTGTCAGCAGGCTGTCATCGCTCTTGATTGACTCGGTTCCTGTCATGATCATGCAAGCCTGCAGGTAGTCTTTTAGCCGCGCCTGGTTGGTTTCCTCGCGCTTGATCTTGTCCTGAATCTCGGCAAGGTAGCTCTTGAGCGTTTCGATGGTGTGGCCTTTGCCTTTGTAGACGGCAACGACAGCTACAGCACGATCATGGAATGTGGCCTCGATCATGTCGAGGCGATCAGTGTCAATCACGCCCGTGTCTGGGTCACAACACAAAACGATACGCTGTTGCAAATCAATTGACGCCTTGTAAAGACTTGGTGCACTCATGCTCGTTGCTCCGGTTGAAATTTATGGAACTCCTTTTTCGCAGCATCGCGGACCATCTTCGCCTCATCGAAACTGGCAAATAGCCCAAGATGAGTTAAGTGCTTGTTTATGCTTAACGCTGCGGCCCACTTTCCGGTGCGTTTATGCCAAATGACTCCAGTTGCTCCGCTTGTGTTGTCTTTTCTTGTTTTGTAGTTTTGCGCGTTCTCAGCCTTGGTAGCTTGTCGTAGGTTTTCAATTCTGTTATCAGCTCTATTGCCATTTATGTGATCAAGGAACGCATCAGGGTAGACGCCATAAACGTAAAGCCACGCCAAAACGTGAGCCTTGTATTTGTGGCCGCATGCTCTTATTTCAAAATACCCTGTTGAATGAAGGCCTCCAGCAATGTCGCCAGCATGAGTATTCAACCCGGTTGAAATGATTCTGGTAAACACACCTGTTTCGGGCGCGTAGTGCAAAATCTCTCGGAGTTGCGACGCCGTCATTTCATAGCGTTTCATACGGCTCATTTCTCTGGCTCTTTTGTAGGGGGTCATGATGGCTCCTAGAACTCGTTGCGCGCCATGCGGCGGGCCTTGCTGGTGGTCATGTCGTAGTGAATGGATGCCGTGGCAAATGGGATGTCGTCTGACATATCATCGAATCCACTGCCACCGCTAGCAGGCGCTGTTTGGCGCTGTGGTGTAGGTGCATGTGACTTCCCCGCCTTAAGTGGCCTGTGGCGCAGTCCTGCGACCATCTTCGGCAGTTGCTCCGGTGTTGTCTTGCGATCCAGAATCTCGCTTGCCGTAAGTTCAGTGGCAGCTTGAAACACCGCTTTCATAACCATGCGCGTGCCAGTGCCGCCGTCTTGCTTCTCGTAGTCCTCAGTCTCCAGAAGGACGCCGATTGGCTTGCACAGATCGGGGAAGATGCTGCCCTCTACTTGAACATCCTCCTTCTTGTCGAAATCGTACTTTGTGAACGTCCCCGGCTTTGGCTTGATGTCGCGCAGGCCCATGCACGTCATGATCGCCATCAGAGCGTCATAGCCTTGGTACTTCTCACCATCCGCGCTCATGGTGTAGACGGCAAGGTTTGCCTTTTGTCCAGCGGTGGATTTGAAGACAAAGGCCACGCCCTTGCCGCCCTTGCTGGTCTTGATGTCCACGGCCTGCGTGAAGGCCCCGACATACTTGCCGATCTCCTTGATCTGGTTGCCCATGGTGTCGGCTTTGCGGGCGGATTGTGGGTCTAGTGTGTACATGGTTTTCCTTTGGGTTGATTAAGCGGTTGCAGCGATGCTGTAGAACTCGGTTATGGTTTCGTCAACCAATTTCAAGTCGTTGTCGATGTGCAGTTCAGAGAACATGCCGAGTGGCGATTTACAGCAATCTTGTCCGTTGGATTGGGTTGAAAACTTGTAATTGCCGTTGACGACTTCGGTGCGCAGCACGATGGTGAAATAACCCTCTGGCACAAGGGTCTGATCAACCATCTTTCCAACGGTCTTCATGCGGGTCTGCCCGAAATCGTCGGTTTGTGTGTGCGCCATGATGTAAACCCGTCGCTCTGGCGAGAGGTCGCCCGCAGCGTTAAAAACGTTCCATGCGTTCTTTGCGATGTCCGTGAATTTGTCGTAACCCTTCTCACTGGAGCGGTTCAACAGTTCATTGACCATGACAGCTTGGTAATCATCAATCACGACAATTTCAGAGTGAGAATTGCGAAGGCACTTTTCGATCACTACCGGATCACTTGTCTGAATCACGTTACCTTCAGATTTGAGTGTGATACGGGTTTTCCATCCAGCAGCCCTAAAAGGAAGTGGCTTCTTGATGCACTGAATCAGAAGCGTCTTTGATGGGTCCAGATTGCGCAGGCTGGTTGATTTCCCGGAGCCAGAAGTGCCGAGGATTAGGGTTGCTATTGACATGATGTGTGTTCCTTTGTGATGTGTTGAAAATGTGTGATTCAAGAGCGTCTTCTGCCTCTTGCAGCTCAAGAACGTATTCACCCATGCGTGACATAATCGCGCTCCTTTACTTGTTTGATCAGCGCAATAAACCCAGCCCGAATAGCCCGCTGATGCTGGCCTGCGCTGCGGTTCACTTGCTCAATAAGCCGCTTCATTGCTGCGGCTGCGAGTTGGTCGAGGTCGATCACTTGGACAACCTCCACGCATTGCGCCACGTGTAGCCGCGCGACAGCCAGTAGCGGAAATTCAGCCAGCGTCTCATGCGTCCTCCGGCTCAAACGTCATGTCAATTTCTTGCCGTGACTGGTGTTCGTAGTCATCCAGGCTGCGATCAAATCCGACAAGGATCACAGCAAGTCCGGTGCCAGCGATGCAGATTGCGATAGTGCAGAGCCAGAAAATCATGGTGTTGTCCTCGTCTTGATGGTCTTTGATCCGCGATGGGTGAAGCACTGGAAGACGCCGGGTGATACTTCTTCCCATGCCGCGTTTTCGCTGCCGCACATCTGCCGCGCGGCGTTGCGCATGCGGTCGTGAGCTGTGGGCTCAGTGGCTGGCGCTGCGTCAAGGGCTGGGCCGAATGCGCCTAATGTGAACGCGGCGATCAGGGTCAGGGCGATGGTGGCTTTCATGGCGTTCCCCTATAGAGCGGGAATGCCTCGCATGTGCCGCCACAGCACGCCGCTTCTGCCGTCGCATCATCCTTCGCGTAATCACCAAACCACATGCGGTTTGACCCGCTGATGGTCCACGCATAGGGCTCCTGCGGCACTGCTGGCGGCGTGGCGGTGTATAGCGGCTCAAGCGTGACGCCAAGCTCTGCCCACTTCTTGACATCGCCGGGGTTGTCGGTGTAGGTGTGGCGTACATCAATGACACCTTTGTGATTCTTGCGCCACGCCACCGGCTCGCCAGTCTCGTCTTCAAGGGCTGCGATGGATTTATGAGCAAGATCGAAAAACGCGGTGGACTCAGTGGCGAAGTTTTCCCTGCCCGCTGCGGCCCTATACGTTTTCAGCGCCTCCAGAGCAATAGTGCGGGCGCTCATGACTGCACCTCGCAAACAGTGATGCCCATGACGCGATCAATCAGTTCCTCGACCTCGCCGCTCGTCCGGTACTGAATCACATCTGCCAGCGCGTCGATCAGTCGCACATCCTGCTTGAGCAAGTCGTCGTTTTTGACAGCAGCTAGTGCCGTCCCCGCGCAATGCAGCAGGTCGGACAATTGCTCTTCTGTGCGCAGCGAAGAGCGAAGCAGTCGCAGCGCGATATCGAATTCCATAGCCCGCAACTGACGGGCCTCTGTAGCGTCTGTGATGCGTGCGAGCCGTGCTGCAACACTATCCGGGTGCGCAAGGCCGCGCACGATGTCGGCGCCCCAGGTGCTGACTGTTTGCTCAGTTGTTGTCATCTGTTCACTCCGCGTTGTTTGCTGCAATGTTGTATAGTTTAGCAGTCTAAAGAAAAGAGTCAAGCGGAATGAAGGAAATATTTTGTAATTGAGGGAAATCCATAATCGCAGACGAAAAAAAGCCCGCACTTGGCGGGCCTGCTTGGAGCGGGTTGGATCAGTTGCAGATGGTGCGAATAACCCCGCCGCCTACGTTAACCGTCTGGCACGTCACGCTTTGATTTACAGGCGCTGGCGTAAATTTTGGTTGTGCAGCCTGGAGAAGTTGTATCCCTTGCTGTGCCTGCGCCCGGTCAGCTTGCATTCGACTCTGAATCATCGCCTGGTACTGCTGGCAGTTCTCTCCTCGATTCGACAACTCTTGCCAAAACACGCTTGGAGACAGTCCAGCCGTGTTCCCTGTGGCGACTCGGTAGCACAGCTCCCCAGAGTGCGCGCGCTGGACATCTTGCACGGTAGCGCACCCGAACAAGGAGATAGAGATAGTCATCAATGCTGCAGTTCGTTTCATGGTTTCCCCTTAGTAAATATGTCACTTACAAACAGTTGCAAATTACCCCCGGAAGAAGGTAAACTTTTCTGGGGTGCTTCAAGCACTCTTCTGGCTTGTTTGTTTGGACGCTGTAGCTTTTTGGTCCGTTTCCTTTAGTTGCTCAAGCATTCTTGTGCATTCCATGTAGCCGCGCCTCTTGAACTCGGGTGTAGTTAGGGCGTCTAGTTGTACGGCCAAGTCCATAGCCCAATCACTCAAACCAGCAGGGCTGGCAGATACCTCAGATGCCAATTTCGATCCCTTCCCAGTAACAAGCCACGTCGAACTATAGCCCGTGGCCCTCTCCATGAGTGCCGCAGTTTCTGCTTTCAGCGACTTTACGTCGCCATCAAGCCACTGAGTAACCGCCGCGCCTGTCCTCTTGGTGGCGCGCGCCAGATCGGCCCGCGTCATTTCCGCGTACTCCATTGCCTCTCGGATTCGGTCTTTTAGTTCCATAGCCCAATTAAACGACTTAGGGTTTTCAGCAGGGTAAAGCACTTGACAATTGCCTTTAGGCCACTTAAGCTATAGGCATATGAAACTCGCCGACGCCATTAAGTACGCAGGAAACGCCACATCGCTGGCAGAGCTGATCGGGGTTACACCCAGCGCCATTTGCCAGTGGAACGATGTCATACCGGACAACCGACAACTGCAGCTTGAGCGCATCACGCTCGGCGCGCTCCGAGCCGATCCAGGCTGCATGGATCGCGTACTCGGCATGGACAAGCTCTCCAAATGACAGCCTACCTCTCCTCCTCCCGTGGAAGTAACTCCCCCACGGATTTCCCATCGGGCTCCGGCCCGGTGGGGTTTTTCTCCCACACCGCATAACCAATGAGCATCGAACGCAAGGACATACGGTCGAAGCTCGACCACGACGCACACGCCAAGCTCAAGGCGATCTGCGATATCGACGGCGTTGACATGGGCGAGTTCATCGAGTCCGTGCTGCTGCCAGTGATTGAGAAACGTGTTCATGACGCAATGATGCTTTCTAACGAGTTGGCACGCCAGGGAATAACCGGGAACAAACGGGAATCGTCGGGAACGCTGGGGACAAAGAGGGAAACAGCATGA